TCACACCAATTGCACACCAATATCTGGTTCGGCGGGCCCTGCAATCGAGGCGTTTACGGCCGCCAGGTTCGCCCCCCGGTCGGCGCTCGGGATCCACTTCGCGTAGTCGCGCATCATCACCTGCACGCTGTGCCCGTGCTGCATGGCCACCCACATCGGGTTTGCCCCGGCCATCAGTGCCAGGGTCACGCTGGTGTCGCGGCACTCCTTGGGGGCTCGGTAGCGCACGCCCACGGCGCGCAGCGTGGTGCGCCACACCCGGCCCTGCGACTGCTCATCCTGGTACGCCTCGCCGGTGTTCGGGTTCTGGAACACCTCGGCGCCCCGGATGGCCGTCCTGGCCCGCTGGCGCTGGATCACGGCGGCGGCCCGCGTGTTGAGCTCCACGGTGCGTTCCACGTTGGTTTTGGTGCGCTCCTTGTCCTGGGTCATAACCCGGGTGCGCCACACCAGCACCGTGCGCTGGCGCAGGTCCACGTCGTCCCACCGCAGCGCGATCTGTTCGGATGCCCGCAGGCCAGCGAAGAAGCTGAACTCGAAATAGTCGGCCACCTCGGCGCCGTAGCGCTTCGCCAGCTCGCGCAGGATCAGGTCCACCTCATCGGGCGCGAAGGGGTCAGGCTTGGCCTTCTGCGTCTTCTGGTTGGCGATGCCCTCGGTCGGGTCCTGCACGCGGCTGGGGGGCTTGCAGATGAGTTCGAACACCCCCCGCAGCGGGATTAGGATGTTGTTCTGCGTCTTGCGGCCCAGCCCTCGCAGCTGCTTGCCCGTCTTCAGGTCCAGGCGCGGTATGGCCAGCTCCGCTAGGTGCTCCAGCACCATCTCGTGCGTGATGCGCTCGGGCCGCAGGTGGCCGAACGCCGGCAGCCAATAGGCTTTCATGTGCCGCTTGTAGATCAGGTGCGTGGAGTGCTCCAGCGTGCGGGCTGACAGCCTTTCCCAGACCGTGGCCCAGGCCGCGAAGTCGCGCGCCTCGGTGTCGCTGTCGGGCTGGTGGGCCTGTGCGTTGCGATAGTCCGGGAAGTGATCGGCGAACCGGAAAGTCCCGCGCTTGATCTCGTCCACCACCTGGGCGCGCACGCGCGCGGCGTGCTTGAGGTTTGCGGCGTTGGGGCGCAGGTCCAGCGAGGGCGCAACCAGCTTGCCCTGCCACACGAAGCGCACCTCTATGCGGTTGCCACTGGCCCTAACACCTCCGGATGTTGCTTTGCGACCCATCGGTTAAATCCCTCCATGTCAATAAATCGGTTGTTGTCGGGGGCCAGGATCCACTCCCGCCCCTCGATCCAGACGCCGCGCGCGATCTTCGTTTCCACGGCGCTGACCGTGTAGCCGGTGTCCTCGCAGAACTTGGCGATGCGAACAAATCGGGCTGCCATTACGGTGGTCCTCCTGCTGGTTGGTGGTGCGTGCCCTCAGAGGGCGGCACCAGGCCCTCTAGGCGCCTATGTACGTCGCTGCACTTCATATCTTTGACTCCGGCAGGTGTTCGTATAGAGTGAACCGTCTTCCTTCCCGGGGTCAGCCAATGAGTTTCATCACAACCGAACATCGCCTGCGATGCGATGAGCACAGCACCTGCTGGGTCACATTGGCTCGTCAAGAAAAGTGGTCTGTGGTGTCGGTCGAACTTCCCGATGGGAAGGTTCACAACGTGACGCCCTTTGCGTCCTTTGAATCCGAAGACGAGGCCCTTTCGCATGCGAGAACTTGGGTCTGCAGCTTTAGCGGCAAGACGTATTGCTAGTTCTTGTTGGCTATTCCAAGTCGCTCGGCGCATACTGGCCAAGTCACTGCTCCGGAGATCGCCATGACACACGACGAAGGCAGGATCGAGTTTGCAGAGAAGCTGGCCCATTTCAGGAGTGAGCACGGGCTTGGAGCGTGCTGGCGAAACAGCTTGCTTCTTCAAATGGACCCGGAGATCAATTCCACCTGCGCAGCTGTTTGGATCGATTTCGATACGAATTACTGGACTGGCTACACCGGCCGGGCTGCGTTTGTTCGCGGCATCGCTTGGAGCAACATGCTTGAGCGGCTTTATCGCCAGAGCGACGCCCTGCATCTGCTTGGGCGTGGCGAGTCGTTTAGCTTTAATGCCGGGTTCGGCGCTCCGGGCGCGGGAAAGGTCCCAGCCTGAAGGCAGGCCAGGGGCGATCTCGATTCGGTCAGCCATGGCGCACCTCCCCTTCGGCGGCGCTGATGTGCTCCTGTGCAGCGTGCAGCAGCGTCAGGCCCGCGTCGGCCAGCACATCCTCGTTGTCCTTGGTGACCAGCTCGAGCACTGCCTCGGCCTGGGAGAGCAGGGCGCCGGCCGCGCTGAGCGCGCTCCAGTCCACGGGCTTGCCCAGTTGAATGCAGTCCTTGGCCAGATCGGTGATCCGTGCGGCGGCCCAGAGCGCGCTGCCCAGCGTGGGGCTCGTGCCGTCCTCGGCGGCTGCTCGAATGACTGCCTCGGCCTCGCCCAGACGGATATACGCCAATTCAGCGCTGTTGTAGTCGAGGCCCGGCGGTGATGGGGCAAGCACCCGTGCCGCTACGACGGGCGCCTCGGACGCGGCCGCGCGGGCCTTCCGTGGTGCTGCGGTGGTGCTCATGCCTTACCCTCCGCAGCCCGGCGCGCCGCTGCGGCCTCGCGGCCCTTGCGCATGTTCTCCACCTGCTCGAGCTTCGTCTTTGCTCGATTTCGCTTGACGCACTCCTGCAGGTGGACGTTCTGGTCAATTCGATTCTGGAGCCACTTTGGATTGAGATTGTCCGCGCCGATCTTCACCAGCACCTCAATGATCTCCAGGAACTCAACGGTGACGTTCGCGACTGAAGGGGCGTTGAAGTTCAAGTAGCTCTGCCCTGCTTCCATTTTGCGCACGGCTTCGAGGATCATCATTCGGATATTTGGATGGTGAACCTTGTGGTTCTTGAACCCTTGAACGATGGCCTGCACCATGCGCCCAGCGTGCGCAGCGCCTTCCCAGGCCTCCATGGGCGCCACGTCAAAATACACCTTGCGATCCACTCGTTTCGTGGAGCCCGCTTCGCGGCGCACCGTGAACGAGAAGAACATGTCGCTCAGCTCTCTGCGCTCGCCGTCGGGCATGGTGATGGTCCGGGCCAGGCGGTCCACTTTCGCGCGCCGCGCCATCACCGTGTCGATGTGCTCCTGCAAAGCCTTCCGCTCGCTTGGGATCAGGTACTTGCTAAGCCCATCACACAGCGTGCCGTTGATCAGGACGGCGTAGCGTTCGAGCATCGCGAACAGGTCGGCCCCAGCGTACGGGTGAATGGCGCAGGTTTCGGGATCAATGTGAACCTGGATTTCCTCGGGGGGCCTGCCGTCGAGGAACTTGCTGCGGGCGCCCACAAGGCGCGCGATCTCCTTGCCCGTGTCGTGGTGGGCATAGCCGAGCGTGGTGGGCTGGATGTACTTGAAGCCGGCCTCTTCGGCGCGCTCGCTCACGTTGCCGTTGAACTTCTGTCCCGAGGGGCGAAGCGTGAGCACGATCAGGCTGGGGCTCTGCTCGGGCGCAGTGGCCTCGGTTGGATCGCCCGCTGGGCCCTCCACGCGGCGCATGGGCGGGACTGGGGGGCGGGCAGGGGCTCCCTTCATTGGCCTCGTTCCGGCCGTGGTTGCGCGCGAAGGCGCATCTGCGATAGAGTTCGCCATGGTTGAAAGTCCTTCCAGGTTTTTGATCTAGAGGCCCCGGAGCAGGTGAGATTGCTCCGGGGCTTCGCTTTTGGTGGGGCCTACTTTGCCCCGGTCGGGTGGTTTTCCTTCATTGATGCGCTTCACTGTTTTCACAACAGGGCGCCCTGGGGCTCTGGCGCGGGGGCTGGAGCCGGCGCGGCGCGCTTCGGCTTCTCGGCCGGCAGGTTGTCCCGCACCACGTCCACCACTGATTCCCACCAGTCGATCTGAATGCCGCCGTGGTCATTGGTGGCCCTGAAGTCGTGGGCCTCGCCGTACTTGCTCCCGGCCTCGGTGAGGACGTAGCCGCTCTCTGCCTGGCGCTGCAAGCCCAGGGCAATCAAAACCTTGTTCACAGCCTGCGAACTGACCTTCGCCCGGCCCGTCTGCTCTGCGACGCGGGCGCCGATCTCCGTGGGGTTCAGGTGGACCATATGCTCCAGCGCCACGGGCGGGAGCGCGCGGCGGAACTCGCTGAAGTCGATTCCGGTGTGCTCCTGGAAGGCTTTCAGCTTCGCTGCTGCGACCATGCCGAGGCGCACGCCAGGCACTGCCTTCAACGAATCGCCGACGAAGTTGATGATCTTCACCTGCTCCAGCGGAGTGCGGCCGCGCACGCGAGCGGGCTTCATCTTGGCGGGCGCTTCGAAGTAGCGCTCCTCCATCTCCTCGAAGACCTCCCAAGCCTTGTCGGTCGTGAGCATCTTGGCGTGTCGCGCCGCGCCCTTGTCGGTCCACAGAATCAGGTGGGGAGCACGCTCTGCCACTACACCGCTATCTGCGGGGTAGTGAGCCTTGAATGCCCGCAGCTCTTCACCCTCGATCTTGAAGAAGTGCTTGCCCTCTTCGAAGCGCTCAGCGTTGCGCTGCTGGTTGTCAGTCAGGTTGCGGTCGGCGCAGCCGTAGAACTGCGCCAGCTGCTGCGTGGTGCAGACCGTGCGGTCACGGTAAGCGATGCGGGTGGAGGGGATGCCCGCGATGGTCACGGCGTTGTTCACTGGGACTGTCCTTTCTGCTGGGTGGTGGTGGAGCGCTTGGCCTTGAAGGTCGAGCGCAGGCGGGCCAGGATCTCGCCGTTCAGCGAGCGGTCGTTTGCCTTCGCCTCGGCCTGCAACTGAGCTTTGAACTCAGGGGGCAACCGCACTGGCGTCGGGGGCAACTGTTGGTGTTCGGTAGTCATGGCGTTTTGTGATTCTGAAAGATTCTTTTGATTGAGTCAATTAGATTCTTTGAAAAAGGATCAAAAAGAATCGATGATCGGAGGATGGAACCAAAACAGCAACCGCCGTACCCTTTGCGAATGACTCCGGAGCTTCGCGCCCGATTGGAATCGGAGGCGGCGCTTACCCGGCGCAGCTTGAATGCCGAAATCACAGACCGCCTTGAGCGATCCATTGCAGGGGAAGGTCCCGGTGACCTCGGCTTGCAAGGCCTTGGAATTGCCCTCGCGCGAGCCGAACACCGCGCCGTGATGGCTGAGATGCTTGCTGAAAGCCAGCTCATGGCCGGCGCGCGGGTCTCCCTGGGGTTCCTTGAGGTACTTGGCGAACTGAAGCGCCGTGGCATCGAAATCGATGGGCCAACGGATGTGCTTGCCGAGTTGGTGCAAAAGGCTGAAACGCTCATGCGCGAAGCGGACGAGAACAGGGCTTCTGGCCACACGAACATGGTGATAGAGCGGTCGGCCAAAGCGAACAACGAGATGAGGGCTGCACTTGATGAACTGGTCGCGTCCACCGTGAGCAAAATGGAGGCCGAAGGTGAAGACCCAGCCCGCATTGCCGCATTCAAAGCCAGCCTCAAACCCGCTAAAAGGGCTACTCCCAGAGCCCCGCAAGAGGACCCGCCTCCGCTCTTCGGTGCCGTACCGGCCAGACGCAATCGCAAAACCTGACCTTGAGAAGAGCAAAACCGGCGAATCGCAGGTTTTGCGAGCAAGTCGTGAAAGCTGGTGTGGTTTTGGCATGCCGCAAGTCTGCCCACCACGCCCGGCGCAAAAGGGGTGCTTACCGCCCGCTACGGGCACTAAAGCCGCGTTTTTCATCAAACAGCCCTCCCTGTCAGGTACTCCATAGGGGTCCGTTCCTGAAAGTCGCCGAAGGCACCGTTGAATACCTCGTTCGCCGCATCGTGCGCGGCTTTGTCCATCTCCCTGTTCGTGCGCATCGCGTGCATGAGGGCCTGGGTGCAGCACCAGTTGAGGGGCTGGATTTCGATGTCCTCGCTGCCGGTGGCCGAGTTCTCCAGGGCCAGCACGGCAATCAGGTTGATGGTGGTATCGCCATACTCCTGAACCTCTGCTGAGCACCGATCCTTCGTGCCCACATTGAGCGCGTCGAACACTGCCGACCTGGGCGCCTTCTTGTCGAGTTCCCCGCACAGAGCGCTCAGATGCTGACCCAGCCAGACACCATCGAAGCGGATCTCCAGCAGGCGCTCATTGGCCAACGCGATCCCTTCGGCCGCGCGCTTCTCGATACGCTGGTTGCCTGGGTACTCTTTGAGCAGGTCTTGCCACCCCTTGCGGTTCGCCCGGTTGGCGTTGTGCAGGCGGGCATAGAGCCTGGCGAGGGCCCGCAGGCCCACCAGTTGTTTGATGAGCTGCGCCCCGGTTTCGGATCCAGTGATTTCGAATTTCACAGCGCTGCTCCCCGGCGGGCGCGCCACAGCAGGCCGGCGGCCCAGGTGATCGAGGTGATGGGGCTCGCGCCAGCGCGGCGACGCATATCGGCCAGGCGGCAGAAGGTGGTGATGGTCTTCATGCGGGGCTCCTTGTGCCCACCAGGCGGTGCACGAGAGCGCCATCCGGCCGCTGCCATTCGGCGGCGTGCATGTTCCTGGCGTCCTTGTTGTGCTCGCGGTGGGCCTTGAACGCAGGCACAAAGGCCAGGCACAGGTGCGCATCGCGGCGCAGCGTCAGGGCGGTGGCGCAGGCCACTCCGTGGGGCTGGGGCAGGGCATCAGCCGCAGCGGTGAAGAGGCGCGCCGCGTCAGCCCAGCGGCCCTGGGCGCGGGCCTGCCGGGCTTGGGCCAGGGTGTCGCTGTCGGTGGACAGCACGGTCGCGGTGTCCAAGACCTTGCGGGTCTTCTTGGGCGCGTGCCGACGGCGCTCTTCTTCATCGCCATCTACATGGCGGCGGTAGATCTCGGCGAGGGAGAGCGCGCTCATGCCGCTGCTTCCTTCGCTGCGGTGGCCAGTGCGCGGCCTTCGTCTGCCCCGGCGAAATAGGCGTCCCGCTCGGCGCTGCCGGCTGGGTGCAGCGCTGCGGGAAACGACACGCCTTCCAAGCGGTGGCGCAGCGTGTCGAGCACTCCGGCCCGGTAGGCCTCGCTGCGGGGCTCACGCCCGGCGAAGAAGGCGCGAGTGAACACCTCGGCAGCCGCTGGCACGGCCTTGGTGGTGTTGCCCGGCTGGGCAGTGGAAGCTGACATTGATCACTCCGTCTGGGCACCGCGAAATGCGGCGCGACGGAGTGATTATTTAGCCGAGGCTAAGTTAAGTCAATAGCCTGGGCTAATTTAATTTTTTGTAGGTCTAGAAAGCAGGAATCCGCCTCTAGGGCGGATTCAAGTCGATAGATCTTTGCTTAAAAGGTCACAGCAGTTGCAACACGGGCCGCTTCTCAGTGCTTTCGCTCGCGACCTCGATCACTAGCCCGTTCCCAGAAAGCAACACGCCGTCAACATTCGCGCGCACCTCCAGCTTTCCTGGCTCGGTAACAGGAAAGTTGGCAAATCCCACCACGAGCTGAATTGCGTGTCCAACGTACTCGGCGCTTTCCTTCTTGGCCTCAAAGCCTTCGTTGATGAACGGAGACGGGATGTCCATTGTGTTGATCACTTTTCCGTACAGCAATACTTCGAGGACCAAGCTTTTGGGGACTTCATCTCGCGGAAGAAAAAGGGTGGCCAAGATCGCCAACTTTACAATCGTTGTCGGGAGGGCCGGAGCTCTCAGACCGCCCTGAAACATGCCGACAATCGTTGCCTGTCCGCTCGTCTCTTGGCGGACCTCTTCGGCGTAGAGGCAGTGCAGGTAGCGGGATGTCGTCATGATTGAGGGGTTCTATTCGACACGTCGATTGCTGCGAGCAGTGTGGGAAAGTCCACACCTAAAGAAGTAGAAAGCTTCTGAAGTGTCGACTTCACCGGGTCACCTGGTCGCTTCTCGAGCCGAGCAAGGTTCGGTTGCTGTATCCCAATTTTTTCGGCGAGCTCAGCCTGGGAGAGGCCCGCGGCCATTCGAAGCGTAGCCAAACTGGCTTCGCCGTTGTTACGGCTAACAGTGAGTGACGCCAAACGGGCCCGACCTTGTCGAATTCCTTCAGCACGCAGGGGATTGCTCTGTATGCGCGCGGCCCGGGCAGACGCAGAAATGCCTCGCGTCGTGCTAGGCGACTCGAACCGACGATTTAGGGCAATGATCGTTGGGGTGATCTGCAGCCCCATGACGGCATTGCGAGAGACGCTAATGGGCAAAAATGTTGAGCCTGTCATAGCGATCACAGAGGTCTCTATAGTCTGCTGTAGATGTGTCATAGCATGTCTTCCTGGGCTGGACGGATAGGACTAGGTACTCGTTGACTGCACGGTCGTACGTCACAAAGACCCTAAACGGAATCTTGCTTCCGTCAAGGTCATAGAGTTTGAGCGAGTAGATAGATCGATTCGACTTCCGCGCCTCGCTGAAGAGCTTGAACTCGAATGCAGGCTGGTACATGAAGTGCCATTTGGGCACGTCGTCCAGGAGCGTCTGAAGGTAGTCCTCATCGTTGCCAAGCTCTTCGATCAAAGCATCAATAAGGCCAGCGACATCGGGGTGGGTTTCGTAGAGAGCTTCGAGATCCTCTTCGAACTCCTCGATCGTAGCCAAGCCCGCCATTATATATCTTTCATGATATCAGGACTAGGTGGCACTTTATCAAGAGCCTTCACCGACAAGTTCATTGCCCCTCCTGTTTCGAATAGTTCATTTCGGATTGTGGGCTTAAAGCTCAGCACCCTCCCACACACACCGGCCGATCACCTCAAAGTCGCTCAGATCCGTATAGAGCTTGGACTTCGGTCGGAACGCGGAGTTCTCGGCAGTCGCGAGGATACCGACACCTTCCACACGCTCCAACCTTTTTATGAGCAACTCGCCGTCATAGCGAAAGGCGAAGAAGTCACCATCTAGGTGCTCGTGGTCGCCGGCATTGACCAGCACCACCGACCGGTCGCGAATCTTGGGTTCGTTGCTGATCCCCTTGCTGTCCACCACCACCGCCTTCCCAGCCCTGATCCCGAGCTTGCGGAGGAAGTCCATGCGGAACACCAATGGGGGCTTGTCGTCGCTTTCATAGAAGATCTCACCGGCTCCGTTGGAAAACCTCACATCCGCCCGGCGCACCGCCACGAAGTCATCTTCCAGGGCCTTTACGACTATGGGCGCCCCCGCGTCCTTTAAACGGTTCGGGCGAGGTGCTTCTGCTGGGTACTTCGGCTCTTTGCCCTCGGCCAGCCAAGCTGGAGCCACGGCCAGTTTGTAGTGCGCGACCAGTTTTTCAGCGTTTTCGCGGCTGATCGTGGCCACTTTCTCGGCGTTGCCGAACCAGTTCGACACGCTCGCTGGCGTTACACCGCACACATTCGCGATCTCTGTCTTGAAGCCCCGAGCATGCGGCTCCGGGAACACTTCAGCCAAACGGTGTTGCAAAGTAGTCATTAGCTTAGCCTAACAAACCGGCTATTAGCCTGGGCTTGCGTTTAATTTTAGCTCAGGCTAAGATGTGTTCCCTATGAACGCACCAGCCACCCAAATCATTCAAGCGCTCGGCGGCCCTTCTGCTGTAGCGCGCTTGTTCGGCATCTCTGCTCCCAGTGTCACCAACTGGAAGAAAACCGGCATCCCCCGACCGCGAATGATGTTCTTGGAGCTTGCACGCCCCAAGGAACTTGAGGGCATCGACACCGTTGCTGCCACCTCGGTCGTGGAGCAGGCCGGCGCCAAGGAGCCGGCGCATGCCTGATCACACCCGCCGCTGCACGCGCCGCGCGCGGTGTGCCGCGATGCGCGTCGGATCTGGATGCACGGTGCGCATCCCGAACTGCACCCGGTACTCGCCCGCCACCCACCGAATTTCCATCAGCGACGTCTGCACGACGTGCCGGCGCGCGCCCGTGGTGGCGTCGATCTGGGCTGAAACGCTGCTGCGCGCCGAGGTGTGCAGCAGGCCGGGGTTTGGGGTGTTGTGTGTGTGCATGGGCTCGATCTTCGGACCCGCCCGTTCTTTCGTCCACGTCCAGAAAAAGGAATCACGGACATGACCGCAATTCTTGATGCACTGCGCCGCGGTGTCGACAACCTTCCGGGCGGGCGCGCTGTGGCTGCTCTGCGCATCGGCAAGAACGAAGAGGTGGCCCGCAAAGAGCTGTCCGGCGCCACTTCCCACAAGCTGGGCGCGCTGGATGCCCTGGCCATCGCCCGCCTGTGCGTGGAGGCCGGCTCCCCGCACTGCCACGACTATGCGGCCCTGGTGGCCCAGGAGTGCGGCGGCGAGTTCCGCCCATTGGACACCACGCCCGAGCTGAAGCTCAGCCCTATGCAGCGCGTGTCCACCCTGGCGCGCGAGGCTGGCGACGTCACCGGCACCTTCATTGAAGCACTGGCCGATGGGGTGATCAGCGACAACGAGCTGGCGTCCATCGAGCAGGAGATCGCCGAGGCCGAAGAAGCCCTGCGCAAGCTGCGCCAGGCCGCGCGCGCCGTCAACGCAGCGGGTAAGCCCAAGGCCGAGCACGTCGCCCTGCCGGTGCGCCAGATGCGCGACGAGCTGCCCGCGCCCTCCGTGGCCACTGTGCGCTTTCCCGACGGCGTGGAGATCCGCATGCCTGTGTCAGCCGTCTGATTTTCGCCAACGGCCCGGGTAGCTCCCGCACGCAGTTCCACCACCTGCTGGCCGTTGGCTCCTTTTCTGTGGTGCTTTCATTTGAGGTGGCAAATGCCTGATATCTCCCCCCAAACCGACGGCCCGATCTATGCAGACGACGAGGCCCCGCCAAGCTGGCAGGACCTGCGCGACGACGGCGCCGTGCTCATCGACACCCCGGACCAGAAGCTGGCTGTGTACGCGGGCGACCTCAGCGCCGTAGTGCTGGTCTCGCAAGAATTGGACGACCCCCTGCCGCGCTTCATTCCGATGGAGCACACCCTCATCCCCGAACTGGTGGCGAAGCTCACGAAGGTGCAGTCCGAGGCCGCTGCGATCTCTGCCGAGTGGGAGGCGAAATACGAGGCCGTGGAGAACGACCCGCACTGTTCCGCCGAAGCAGAAGCATTGGCAAAGGGCACCATGAGTAACTGGCTTGCTGGCGCCCACACGCCCTGTGATCCTGAAACCTTCATCGCCGTGCTCGAGGTGTGGCAGGAAGGCCGCGAGAAGCCCCTGGCGGGACCAGAGCCAGGGGCTCCAGGCGTGTATCTCATGGACATGCCAATGAACCGCAGCGCAATGGCTGCAGTGGCCTTCATGCGCGAGAAAGGCATCGCGAATTCCCAGGCCTACCTCTGGCGCTGCATGCACCTGGGCGACATCTTCAACGCCGTGCGCGAGCACGGTCTCAGCGACCTGGTGCGCGAGAACGAGGTGCACACAGCCCTGCTCAAGGCTGCGGCCGTGGCCAAGCTCAATGACATTTCGACCGATGGCGGCGGTTTCGACATGGACGACGTGGCCCGCCTTGCCCGCGAGTTCATGGCATCCGAGGACGCCGGCACCAAATGAGTCACGACCAGCCCACCGTCAACCCCTACCGCAAGGTCTCCACAGCGACCTGGTCGGACCGCAAGGTGCTGAACCTCACCCCCTTGCAACCATCAGGGCAGGCGCTGTTCCTGATGCTGATGGTCGGCCCGCAGTCCACCCACATTCCAGGCGTGCAGCCCGTCGGCCGGCTGGCCTTTGCCGAGATGCTGGGATGGGAGGTGGAAGCCTTCGACGAAGCCTTCTCGGAAGCCTACCGGGAAGGCTTGGCGAAAGCCGATTGGAAAGCCCGCCTGATCTTTGTGCCGAACGCCATCAAGCACAACCTTCCACAGTCTCCGAACGTGGTGAAAAGCTGGGGCTCCATGTGGGCCCGGGTGCCCGAATGCGACCTGAAAACGGAGGTGTGGACCGCGCTTCATGACGCTCTCAGCGCCCTGGGGCAAGGGTTCGTTGACGCCTTCAAGTCCGCGTGCCCATTGAAGATTTCCGAATCCGAGCAGCAAATCGGAGAACCTACCGGAAAGGCCGCCGGAAAGGCTACCGGAAAGCCTTCGGCGAAGCCTACCGGGAAGCCTACCGACAATCAGGAAGCAGTAAGCAGTAAGCAGGAAGTAATACCAGACCCTACCGGGTCTTCGTCGGCTTTGCCGCCGGACAGCGCGGCGCCGGTCAACGTTTCGGCCGAACCCGGGCAGCAAGGCCTGGACGGCATCGAGCCGGCGAGCGAGGAGGGCGGCCCCAAGGCGTCAGCGCAGGTGCCACCGTGCCCGTACAACCGGCTCCTGGACGCCTATGCCCATGCGCTGCCCACCCTGCCCCAGCCTCGGCGCTCGCTGTTCGTTGGCGGCAAAAATGCGGCCGCGATGCGCCAGCGCTGGGCCTGGGTCATGACGGCCGACGCTGAAACCGGTGAAAACGCTGGCCAGCGCATGGCGACCACCACCGAGCAGGGCGTGGCCTGGTTCCGTCGCTTCTTCGAGTACGTGGGCCAGGCCCCGTTCCTGCTGGGCACCAAGGGGGGCGAGCGGAAGTGGACGGCCGACATTGGATGGCTGATGACCCTCGGAAACTTCGAGAAGGTGCTCGCCGGCAACTACCACGCAGATGCGCAGGAGGTCAGCCATGCGTGAGCAGCGCCTCGCCATCCCCGTTAGCCTGGAGGCCGAATCCGCCGTCTTGGGCGGGCTGCTGCTCAACGCCGACGCCATGGCAAAGTTGCCGCCTCTCGAACCCGATGCCTTCTACGACCCCTTCCATGGCCAGGTGTTTCGGGCGATCCAACGCCTGTACGCGAAGGGGCATCCTGTCGAAGCTGTGTCGGTTCACCTTGAGCTCCAAGCCGAGGGAGCCGATACGGAGATCCAGGCCGTTCACGACCTGGCGGTTTACTCGCCGGGCCCGACCAGCATGCGCATGTACGCGAACGCGGTACTGGACTGCCATCGCCTGCGCAAGCTGATGGAGGTGGGGAACGAGATCGCGCGGCTCGCCATGTCACCGGGGCACAACTCCACCGAGCAGATCGACAAATCCCAGATGCTGCTCGGAAAGCTGGCGACCGTGCGCGGCCGGCGCGAGCCCAAGAGCATGGCTGAGTCGCTGGTCGAATACCTCGGCGTGCTGCAAGAACTGAGCGAGGGGAAGAACCCTGCAATTCGCACCGGCATCGGAGGCCTTGACCGCATGCTGAACGGCGGACTACGCCGCGGCGAAATGATGGTGATCGGGGCCCGGCCGAAGCACGGAAAGACCGCGCTCTCGCTGGCGATGGCCCGCAGCATGGCGCGCGAGCACGGAGTGCTCTTCCTGAGCCAGGAGATGAACATCATCCAGCTGATGCACCGCCATACGGCGGCCAGCGGCGGGGTGGATCTCGGGCGCATCCTGGCCGCGAAGCCGGAAGACGCGGGGATGTGGTCCGGTGTGTCCGAGGCAGCGCGCAATCTCGGCGATCTACGCCTGCACCAAGACGAGCAAGGGAACCTGACGCTGATGGACATCCGCCGCAAGGTGCTGAAGGTCAGGCGCGAAAGCGGCCTCGACGTCCTGTTCATCGACTTCCTGCAGCTGATGGCAGGCGGCGGCGAGGAAAGCCGAAATCGGGAGCTGGATGTGATCGTGAACGGTATCAAGGCCATGGCCCTGGACCTGCAGATCGCCGTGGTGCTCCTGAGCCAAATGAGCCGCAAGGCCGACGAGCACTACGGCCGGCCTCAGATGACCCACCTGCGCGACTCCGGGGCCATCGAGGCCGCCGCCGACCAAGTGGCGCTCCTGTTCAACGACTGGGCGCACCCCATGAGCAAGAAGCTGGACAAGTTCAAAGGCTTCTGCGAGCTGGAGATCGTTGCCCACCGCAACGGGCCACAGGGTCTTGTACCTCTGCACTTGTTGGGCGAGTACCAGCAGATGGGCGACTGGATGGGGCCTATCCCCGAGCACACAGCCATTTCGGCAACCCCGCCCCGGTCACGAGCCGCCAATTTCTGAGAAGGAAATCATGCCCGCACCCACACAAACCCACGCGCTGCTCTGGAGCCAAAGCCAGTGCTGCATGCACATCGAGCCCATCGCCGACATGCTCAGCGAGAACCGCCAGGCCTACGCCACGGATCGCCGCATGGACTATGTGCCGATCTACTTCGGCACCGACGACGAATGCCACCAGGCGGCCACGGCCGTGCGCGGCACCATGCGCCAGCGCCAGCAGGCCCGCGGCGCTCTGGCCGACTTTCCTCCCCTTGAGGAGGTGCCGGCCTGATGCAGTACGCCTTCCTCGCCTTTCTCCTGCTGCTGCTCGCGGGCACCTACGTGCTGGCCCGCACCGTGCCGCGCGAGAGCGCCGCCGCCACCACCGCCGCCAGGCACACCGCGACCAACGGGCCGAGGTGGAGCGCCGGGCCCGGCAAACCCTTTGACCCAAGGACCTCATGACCACGAGCCATATCCCCACCTTTGACGAACGCCTGACCAGCGCGGCCAGTAGCAGCGACCTTTCCGTGAACCTGGAGCGTCGCGGCGACGTTGACCTGCTGATCGCCGCCGGCAAGGCGCCCGCGCCCCTGGGCCGGCTGGTCTACCAGCTGATGACCGAATGGGACGGCACGGCCAAACCACAGCGCATGACACCCGACGACATCAGGCGACTGGCCGAGAGCATGCCCCGGGTGCTGATGGGCAAGAAGGGACGCAAGGGCGGGCGCCCGGTGGAGAGCCTGGACATCCCCGGCGCCCGTGCCCTGGCCGAGCAGCACCTGGCCGTGGAGCGCCGCCGCATCCTTGGCCGCCTCAAGAGTCTTCCCGCCTTGATGGACCCTCACGCGGGGCTGCTGCCCTGGGTGGTGGCCAAGGGCATTGCACCGCCGGCCGAGAAGCTGCTGGACGTGCTGGCCTGGTGGGCCGACCGGAACTGCACCGCCTGCCAGGGCACCATGTGGCAGCTTGTGCCGGGCACCAACTACCAGAGCAAGACCCCATGCAAGGCCTGCCACGGCACCGGCCGGCGGCTGATCCCCCACGGGGAGGACGGCAGGGAGATCTCGGCCCACATCGAGCAGCAGGTGGACCACGCCCGGCGCGGCGCGCGCGTGGCGCTGAAGGGGGTGCACAGGATGAAGCTGCAGGCCGCTGGGAAGGTGCCCGTGTCGCAGTAGGTCGGGATGTGGTAGCATTGCGACCGTCAACGCAGACGCCAGAAATATCGGCGTCTATCGGTGACAGTCCATGGGCTCAGGCCTAATGAAGCACCACCCTGCGGAGAGTAGGGACCGGAAAAGCTCGACGGACTCGCTCGCCCTCAAGAACCCGCCTCGGCGGGTTTTGTCGTTTCAGCGCTCTTGGCAAAGCCTGCAAGAATTTCCTCTGTGGGATCGATGCCTTCAGCGAGTTCGAAAACTCGTGCGCGCCATCGCGTCGCTTGCGTCATCACCTCGACCGGCGCATGGGGGTCCAAGCGTTCTAGAACTGCGTCCGCGAGCTTTCGCAGTTGCTCTGCCTCGTGGAACATTGAAGCGCCAAGTCGGAGGCTTTCGATTGCCGCGAGCTTGTCAGCCGCGACTTTTGCGGTGGCGACTTGGGCGTCGACGACTGATTGTCGCGCCTTGGCCTCGTGCTCGCGCTGGGCGCATAGCGCTTCGTAAGCGGCCCACTGAGCTAGCTGATGCGGCGATTTTTTTGGCTTTGCGGCTGGCTTGGATACGGTCGATTTTTTTGCTGCCATAGGCGCCCGAGTGAGTGTCATATCCGCTCGCAAGGTTCGCCTCGCGAGTTGAAGCTTGAACATTGATTGCTCAGGGAAGGCCGGCAGCTGCTGCGATCTCTTTACCCACAAAGGCTGCCATCCCTTGACGTTGAATGGCAATTACTTGATCGCTCCATGCTTGACCTAGGGCGTGGTCGTATGAGCCTGCAGCGGCGGCTTTCAGCTTTTCGGTGAAATATGCCTTGCTGCCGACATCTCGGTTCACCGTTTGCAATGCGGCGATCAGTACGGTCTGCAGTGCAAGCGAGTTGGCCAATTGAAACTCCGCCTTCGCTTCAAGCGAGGTGATTCTTTCTTCGACGGATTTTTGCATTTCACTCTCCCGGTAGTGGTGAAGACAGGCTGATATCCCTAGGCTCCGATCTCTGCGCTGCCCTGTTAGTGAAGCCCGTCGTACTTCTCGATAAACGTGTGCGGCACCTTCGCCGGGATTGCCAGTGCCACGGTAATGACGTGGGTGTCGGACAGGTAGGCCCGATTGATCGTGACCACGGAAAAGGGTAGGGGGTTCCCCCTGTGGTTCACGAAGACCTGGTCTCCAGGCGACGGCAAATCGATGTAGCTCCCAAGAGGTTGGGTGAACTGGTAGATCTCAGTTCCAGATTTCTCCATAGAGAAGCGAACGATCACAAGGCGGTCCATGGCCAATCTCCTAGTTGGGATGAGGCTGCAATCGTAGAGTCTGTAGCGAAGATGGCTAGCCCTTGCCGTTCGTGATGAACGCCAGGTAGTTTGTGGCGATTGCCTGAAGAACCGCTGCAACGAGTTCCTCATCGTTGGGATTTTCAGGATTGCCCTCTTGCACTATCTGCTTGGCGTAACTGAATTGCTCTTTCGCCATAGCCGCGGCCATGTTCGCGGCCTTCTGGTGAAAGGGATCGAGTTCGCGGATGGTGTGTGGCATGGGTTTCTCCAGTGTGATAGAGCTTCCAGTATCGCGTATCACTCGTCGGGGCTTCGCTCGAGTTTGTCTAATTGATAGTCGATTTCGAATCTCAGGTTCACGACAGAGCTGGCCCATCCAGGATTTTTTGGACTGGTGTTTGTTGGGCTTTTCATTGCGATGTGAGCGTTCCTGATAGCGGTTTCGAATGCCAGTTCGTACCAGCGTTTTGAGCCCTCGAAAGCCCCACGATCCAGCCGCTTCATGCGATCCGCTAAATCGTTTTTTAGCGCGGCGTAGGCTGCAATCGCCTCTCGTTCAGCGAGTGAATCCGATGTTCCACGTCGGCCCAAGATCTGCAGGGCTTCGGCTCTCGCTTTGAGTTGACGCAGTTCTTCAGTCAGCGATACGAGCATGTGGTCTCCTATGTTGGGCGCACAGATTACCCGAGGTTGCAGGCATGGGAATGTACGACAACGCCGACGGACGTATTCGGGGCCGTGCGCTGCAAGCTCGCCGCTTGCGGGTGTGGACGAAGAACCCGCACTGCGCGAACTGCGGCGACCTGACCGACATCACCGCCGGCACTGACCGTCCGTTCGAGCTGGACCACACGGTAGCCCTGACCAATGGGGGCGAGGACACCGACGAGAACTGCCAGGTGCTGTGCCTGCGCAATGGGTGCCACGAGGCCAAGACGCGGCGCGACCTGGGGCATAGGCCATGGGTGGCGATAGGGGCCGATGGGTGGCCAATCGACCAGATACCCCCGGGGGAGGTCAAAGTTTGAGGGTCTTGCCCTGGAAACCGGCCTGTCCCCTAAACACGCGCATCCGCAATTCAAAGGTTGACCCATGCCCCGAGCCAGAACACCTCAGGCGAAGGCCCAGGTTTCTGGCGCCGCGCAACATGATTCCAAGCGCTTCAAGGACCGCAAAGGCCCCAAGCGGAAGCGCCCGGTAGGCGAGCCCTACGCATCCATGACCGAAGCGGAGCAGATGGCCTGGGCAGAGTTCCAGCGGGAACTGCCATGGCTGACGGCAAGCCACCGGACGCTGCTGCGGATGGCCTGCGTGTTGAGCGCGCGCATGGAGACGGGCGAAATGGGGGTGGAGGCCATGAAGGCGCTCAGCTCCCTGCTGTCGAAGCTGGGTGCCACACCGGTGGACGAGACCAAGGTGAACCATGGCAGCGACGAAGAAGAAGACCCTACCGACAAGTTCTTCGGATCGCACTGAAGCCTATGCGCTGGCCGTGCTGGCCGGCAAGATAATCGCGGGACCGCACGTCCGCAACGCCTGCCGGCGCCACCTGCAGGACCTGAGAGAGGCGCACAAGCGCGGCCTGTACTACGACCCCGCCGCCGCGCAGTTTGCCTTCGAGTTCTTCGAGACGGTGTTGAAGCTTTCCGAAGGGCAGTTCGAGGGGAAAGATTTCCAGCTGGACCCAAGTCAGGCGTTCATCGTCGGCTCACTGTTCGGCTGGAAGCGGGCGGACGGCACCCGGCGCTTCCGGCGCGCGTTCGTTGAGCAAGGCAAGGGCAACGGCAAGAGCCCGATGGCTGGCGGCATTGGACTGCTCGGCCTGGTGGCGGATGGCGAGGCGGGCGCGCAGGTCTACGCGGCAGCGGCCAAGAAGGAGCAGGCCGGCATTCTGTTCGCCGACGCGGTGAAGATGGTCAAAGCGTCCAAGGCTTTGCGGAAGCGTCTGGAGTTTTCCGGCGGCGAGGGGCGCGAGTACAACATCGCTCACCACCCGAGCGGCAGCTTCTTCCGGCCCGTGTCGAGGGACACCGGCAAGACCGGCTCAGGCCCGCGGCCCGCGTTCGTGCTGGCCGATGAGGTGCACGAGCTGCCCGACCGCAAGAGCATCGAAATGCTGGAGCGCGGTTTCAAGTTCCGCCGGCAGCCGCTGCTGTTCATGATCACGAACAGCGGCAGCGACCGGAATTCTGTCTGCTGGGAGGAGCACACGCACGCGGTCAACGTGGCGGCAGGGCACACCGAAGCCGTCAACGATCCCACCTACGTGGGCGACGCGCTCGACGACACCACGTTCAGCTATGTGTGTTCCCTGGACAAGGGCGATGACCCGCTGACGGATCCCAGTTGCTGGCCCAAGGCGAACCCGCTACTGGGCGTAACGATCACCCGGCAGTACCTGGCCGACGTGGTGGCCCAGGCCAAGGCATTGCCAGGTCAGTTGAATGGGGTCCTTCGGCTGCACTTCTGCATCTGGACCGACGCCGAAACGGCTTGGATGACGCGGGCAACGCTGGAGCCGGCCCTGCACGATTTCGACCCGTGGCAGGAGCACAAGGGCAAGAAGGTCTATCTCGGGCTAGACCTGTCCCAGAACCGCGACATCACAGCGCAGGCCGCAGTGGTGCAGACGGGGGTGAACGAGAAGAACAAGCCGCTCTTCGACGCATGGATCGAGGCCTGGACGCCGGGCGACACCCTGGCGGGCCGGGAATTGAAGGACAAGATTCCCTACAGCGTGTGGCGCGATCAGGGCCACATTCACGCGCCGCCGGGCGAGAGCATCAACTTCCGGCATGTGGCCCAGACCCAGGCCGAGTACGTGGGGCACTACGACGTGCAGCTGGTCGCCTATGACCGCTTCGCCTACAAGCGGTTCGAAGAGGAGGTGGACGAGATCGGCTTCAAGGTCGAGTTCATCGAGCACCCGCAGGGCGGCCTGAAAAAGGGCAAGCCCACCGAGGCGATGGTGAAGGCCGCTGAGCTGAAGAAGGAGAAGGCGGAAGGGCTGTGGATGCCTGGATCGCTGCGGATTCTGGAGGAGGCGTTGCTTGAAGGCCGGATCCGGCTACGCAAGAACCCGGTGCTGGTGTCCGCAATGATGTCCGCCGTCACCGAAGAGGACAAATGGGGCAACCACTGGCTGGCCAAGACCCGCTCCATCAACAAGATCGACGCCGCTGTGGCCCTGTGCATGGCCATCGGCGCGGCCAGCATCAACGCTGGATCCGGGTCGGTCTACGAAAGCCGGGGAATCCGGTACTTGTAAAGGCCAAGCATGGGCGTTTTTGACTTTTTCCGAGGTGGCAACGCTTCGGCAGCGCAGCCGCGCCCGCCTGATTCCCCACCTGTGGAAGCCACGGCGCCCGCTGCCGGCCCGCGCGCTGAAGTGCAGGCTGGCACCCTCTTCACCGGACTGGACGACCCCGCGCTGCTGGAGTTCATCCGCGGCGGTGGGGATGGCAGCTACACCCAAGGCATGCGCGCACTGCGCAACATGGCTGTGCTGCGCAGCGTGGCCCTGATTTCCGAGTGCATCGGCATGCTGCCATGCAATCTCATGGAGCGCGGCGACGAGAAGCGTGTGGCCAAGGACATGGAGGCGCACAAGCGCATGAAGCTGCGCCCCAATAGCTGGCAAACCCCCATCGAGTTCAAGAGCACCCTGCAGCTCAACGCCCTGGTGCACGGCAACGGCTACGCGCGGGTGATCTGGTCGCGGGACCGGCCCATCCACATGATCCCGATGGAGTCGGACCGCGTGAAGGCTGAACTCGGTGACGACTGGCTGATGCGCTACGAGTACACGCGCAAGGATGGGGTGGTGGTCCCGCTCAAGCAGCAAGAGGTTTTCCACCTGCGGGACCTGTCGGCCACTGGTGAGCTGGGCATGTCTCGCGTGAAGCTGGCGCAGGAGGCGATTTCGCTGGCGCGCCAGGCCGAACTCGCGGCGGCCCGGATCTTCGCCAAGGGCGTGATGGCAAGCGGCGCCATTGAGGTTCCGACGGCCCTTTCCGACACGGCCTATGGGCGCATGCGGGACTCGCTGGACGAGCGGCACTCGGGCTCGGCCAACGCCGGAAGCTTCATGCTGCTGGAAGAGGGCGCCAAGGCCTCCAAGTGGGCCTCCACAGCCGCAGAAGCGCAGCACAACGAGCAGCGCAACCTGCAGATTGAAGAGGTGGCCCGCGCCTTCGGTGTGCCTCGGCCGCTGTTGATGATGGATGAGACGGCTTGGGGCTCTGGCATCGAGCAGCTGGGCATTTTCTTCGTGCAGTACGGCCTGCAGCGCTGGTTCACCGCCTGGGAAGAAGCCCTGGCCCGCGTGCTGCTGTCCGAGCCCGAGCAGGAGCGCTTCTTCTTCAAGTTCAACGAGCGGGCCCTCATGCGCGGCACGCTGAAAGACCAGGGCGAATTCTTCGCGAAGGCCCTCGGCGCCGGTGGGCATGCCCCCTGGTACACGCAAAACGAGACGCGCGAGCTGTCCGACATGCCCGCCTCTCACGACCCAGCGGCCAACAAGCTGCACCCACCCTCTGGCCAGAAGGCACCAAGCAATGAGCCTGCTAAAACTACCTGAAATCCGCGCCGATCACCGCCTGGGCACCGCCCAGTTCGACGCGCGCCCGGACGCCCTGGAGCGCTGGCAGCCGGATATCCGCGCTGCCGTCGAGGAGGCCAACTCCATCTCCATTTACGACGTGATCGGCGAGGGCTGGGACGGCAACGGAGTCACCTCCAAGCGCATCGGCGCCGCACTGCGTGCGATTGGCGCGAACAAGGATGTGGTAGTCAACCTCAACTCGCCCGGCGGCGACTTCTTCGAGGGAGTGGCCATCTACAACCAGTTCCGCCAGCACGCCGGCAAGGTCACCATGCGCGTGATGGGCCTAGCCGCCTCGGCTACCTCTGTCATTGCCATGGCCGGCGATGAGATCGAGATGGGCGACGGCGCTTTCATGATGGTGCATAACGCCTGGGCAGTGGCCATCGGCAACCGCCATGACATGGCCGACGCTGCCGCGCGCCTGGAGCCCTTCGACGCAGCGATGGCCGGCGTCTACGCCGCACGCTCCGGGATGTCGGTCGCCGAGGCTGCCGCTCTGATGGACAAGGAAACGTGGATCAACGCCACGCAGGCCGTGGAATACGGCCTGGCCACCGGTCTGATGGACAGCAAGAACATCAAGCAGGACGCCAGCGCGCACATGCCGCGCAAAACGCTGGCCCTGGTGGAGGCATCCATGGCGCGCGCGGGGCATTCCCGCTCGGTGCGCCGCGAGGCCTTCAAGTCCCTTTTCAACGGCACGCCGGGCGCTGCCGATGAAGCCGCCACGCCGGGCGCTGGCGAAACCGCAGCTTGGCTGCAATCCCTCACCAACTCCCTGAAAGTCTGAAATGAAAAAGTCTCTCATTGCTCTGGCGGCCGTGGCCGCTCTCGCATCCATGGCCGTCTCTGCGGCGCAAGCAACCGCTCTTAAGGTGGTGGCCGAACAAGCCGCAGCCAAGCCCGTGCCCCGCGGCCTGATCTCTGTGCGCGCCGACACGCCACCCGGCCCGGGTGAGGTGAAAGCCGCCGTCGAGGCGCTGAACCAGGCGTTCGCCACTTTCAAGGCGGAGCACACTGCGCAGCTCGAAGCTGTGAAGAAGGGCAACGCCGACGCGCTGCAGGCGCTGAAGGTGGACGCTATCAATGCCGACATCGGTACGCTGCAGAAGTCGGTGGACGACTTGAACGTCAAGCTCGCTGCTGGCCAGATGAACGGCGGCGGCGCCGGCAGCCGCGTGAAGGACGCCGAGTACACCGACGCCTTCCAGGCGCTCATGAAGCGCGGCGACGTGCAAGCAGCGCTGAACAAGGGCGTGGCCACCGAAGGCGGCTACTTGGCCCCCGTTGAATGGGACCGCACCATCACCGACCGCCTGGTGCAGGTGTCGCCTATGCGTGGCATCTGCGCGGTGCAATCCATCTCCGGCGCCGGCTTCACCAAGCTGTTCAACAACCGCGGCACCACGTCCGGCTGGGTGGGCGAAACCACGGCGCGCCCCCAGACCAACACGCCGGCCTTCTCGCCGCTGACTTACAAGCCGGGTGAGATCTACGCCAACCCTGCCGCCACGCAGCAGATGCTGGACGACGCCGAGATCAACCTCGAGCAGTGGCTCGCTGGCGAGGTCGAAGTGGAGTTCGCCTACCAAGAGGGTCTGGCTTTCCTGGCCGGCACCGGCGCGAACGACCGTCCGAACGGCATCCTGACCTATGTCACCGGCGGCACCAATGCGGCTGCTCACCCCTGGGGCGACATCAAGACCGTGGGCTCGGGCGGCGTGGGAGTGATCACTGCGGATGCCATCCAGGACCTGATCTACGCACTCCCCGCCGAGTACACCGGCGCTGCCCGGTTCGTGATGAACCGCAGCACGCAGGGCCTGATCCGCAAGCTGAAGGACGGCCAGGGCAACTACCTGTGGCAGCCCTCTTTCGTGGCTGGCCAGCCCGCCACCGTTGGAGGCTATGCCGTCACCGAAATGGCGGGCATGCCCAACGTCGCGGCCAGCGCCAAGTCGATCCTGTTCGGTGACTTCAAGCGCGGCTACCTGATCGTGGACCGCACCGGCGTGCGCGTGCTGCGCGATCCGTTCACCAACAAGCCCTATGTGCACTTCTACACCACGAAGCGCGTGGGCGGCGGACTGCTGAACCCCGACGTTCTCAAGGCCATGAACATCAACGCCAGCTGATGGCACGGGGCGGGCTTCGGCTCGCCCCTTACCTGGAGAAGCCCATGAAAGTGACCACTCAATTCGACGCCGTGCCCAACGGCGAAATCTACCCCGTGACCTACATGCCCGGCGACGAGTGCCCGCCGGAGCTGGAGGCCACGGCCCGCTACTACGCGGGCCAGGCTGGCGAAGTCGATCCCGATGCCAACGGCGACGGCAAGCTGACTGTGGACGAGATCCGCTCGACCTTGACCGCCAAGGGCATCGCCTTCGATCCCAAGGCCAAGAAGGCCGACCTGCTGGCCTTGTTGCCGAAGGACTGAGCATGCCGACGCTGGTTCCCCTGGAGACGGCGCTGGCGCACCTGCGCGCCGTCGGGGCCGGCGAGGACGCCCTGATCACCGGCTACCTCGAAGCGGCGGAAGAGGCGGCGGTGGACTACTTGAACCGCAAGCTGTTTGCCACGCCGGAGGCGCTTCACGACGCTGTCACAGCGGGCACTGCGGGCGAGGATCCCCTGGTGATCAGTCCCGTGGTGCGCTCGGCCATCCTGCTGACCCTTGGCAGCCTCTACACCAACCGCGAGGACGTGGTGGTGGGTGTCACGGTGGCCGAGCTGCCGCTGGGCGCGAAGTCTCTGCTGCGGCCGAAGCGGCGCAGCCCGGGGCTCTGATGCTGCGCGCGGGCTCACTCAACCGCCGGATCACGATCCAGCGCCCCGGCACCGCCAGGAACGACCTGAACGAGGTGGTGCCCGGTGGCTGGGTGGATGTGGCGGCCAACGTGGCGGCCAGCATCAAGACCCTGAACGGCGCCCAGACGATCAAGGCGGACGCGGTCACCTCGAAAGTGCGCGCGTCCATCCGCGTGCGCTTCCGCACCGACATCGACGCCAGCATGCGCGTGGTGCACGGCGCGACGGTCTACCAGGTGCTGGCGTCCATCCCCGACGAGGAGCGCCGTGAACACACCGACCTGGTGTGCGAGGTGTCGAAGTGAGCGGGGGCCGGAACACCTTCAGCATCGAAATGGACACGAGCGGCCTCGATGCCTACCTGAACGAGCTGGGCGACGAAATAGAGGCCGCTGTCCGCCCGGCAGCGCAGGCAGGCACCCAGGTCCTATACGACGCAGTGAAGGCCAACGTAGCCGCGCTGGGCCAGTACAGCGGCAGGCTGAACAGGTCGATTTACCAGAAGTTCAGCGAGGAGCAATCCAGCGAGGGTGTGGCTGTCTATAACGTCAGCTGGAACGCGCGCAAGGCCCCCCACGGCCACCTGGTGGAGTACGGCTACCTGCAGCGCTACGTGTACGGCCCTGACGGCATGGGCCCGCTGGTGCGCCCCGGCATGGAGGGCAAGCCCCGGCCCAGTTCGGGCGGGCGCAACCGGGTCGCGCTCGATGCGTACTACATCACCCTGCCCACGCCCAAGCATGTGCCCGGCAAGTTCTTCGTGCGCAAGGCCGCCACCGCCATGGACAAGGCCTACGAAGCCGCCGAGGCCGAGCTGATCAAGCGCATGAACGGGAAGAGTCAATGAGCCTCGAAGCAGACTTCACGCAGCTGATCATGATGCTGTGCCCACGCATCACGCCCGACGTGGCCGACGTGGGCACGCAGACGCCCTATGTGATCTGGGAGCAGGTCGGCGGCACCTCGCTGCGCTTCCTCGATGGCACCGCAGCCGACAAGCGCCGGGCCGAAATCCAGTTCACGGTTTGGCACACCACGCGCGGCGCCGCCAACGCGCTGATGCTGCAGATCGAGGACCTGCTCTGCACCAGCACGGCCACCTTGCAGGCCCAGCCCCTGGGCGGCCTGGGCGCCGGCTTCGACGACGCCGACGAGCTCAAGGGCGCCGTGATGTCCTTCTCCATCTGGGGCGCCCGGTAGCCCCGCAGTTTCCGGCCTCTGGCCACCACCGCCCGAAAGGGCTTTTTCACCACGAAAGGGCCATCCCATGGCTGTATCTCTCCCCGACGGCGCGACCATCGCCATTGCCACCACCTACGGCGCGGTCAAGACCGTGACCGCGATCACCAACGCCAACCCCGGCGTGATCACCTCGGCCGCCCATGGCCTGCTCAACGGCGCGTTCTACGAGCTGAAGAGCGGCTGGCAGAAGATCAACGACCGCGTGTTCAAGGCCGCCAACGTGGCCACCAACGCGCTGGACGTGACCGGCATCGACACCACGGACACCAACCGCTTCTCCGCGGGCACGGGTGTGGGCAGTCTGCGCGAGATCACGGCCTGGACGCAGATCCCCCAGATCCTGGAATTCACCACCTCGGGCGGCGACCAGCAGTTCGCCAACTTCTCCTTCTTGGAAGAAGACTACGAGCGCCAGCTGCCCACGGTGACCAGCGCCCAGTCCATCCAGATCGGTATCGGCGATGACCCCTCGCTGCCTGGCTACCAGGCCCTGAAGGCTGCCGGCGAAGCCCGCGCCATCCGTGCGGTGAAGGTCACCCTGCCCAACGGCGCCGTGCTGCTCTACAACGGCTTCGTGTCGTTCAACGAAACGCCCACGTTGACCAAGGGCAGCGTGATGCAGGTCCGCGCCACGATCTCGCTGCAGGGCCGTCCAACGCGCTACTGATCCCCGGCCGCCTGGCGGCCACCCCATGCACCGGCCCGGCTCTGTTCGCATCTTCGAGGGTGCGGCAGGGCTGGGCACGGGCTCTTTTTTCTCCACCCTCGAAAGCACCATCACCATGGCAAAAATCGTACTGGGCAAGACGCCCAAGAGCTTCACCCACACCGTCACCATCCCGATGCTGGACGGCACCACGGGCGAGATCGAATGCAAATTCAAGTACCGCACCCGCAAGCAGTTCGGCGAGTTCGTGGACCGGGTGAACAAGGAGGCCCGCGAGGCCGGCAAGGCCGAGGTCGACAAGGTCGCGGCAGAGGCAGCGGCCGAAGCAGTCGCCGATGCCGAGGTGAAGCCCTTCAGCCTGGCCGAACACATCAGCGGGGTGCTGGCCAATAACTCGAAGTACCTCGTGCAGATCCTGGACGGCTGGAACCTCGAAGCGCCGCTGACGGTGGAATCGGCGGAGCAACTGGGCGACGAGGTGCCCGGCGCAGTGCCCGCCATCATCGCCGCGTACCGCACGGCCATCAGCGAAGGCACCTTGGGAAACTGAGGGCCATCGGGCGGGCCATGTACGAGCGCCCGCCCGATGAGAACGAGCTGGCCAAGTGGGGGCTGCGCCCCGATGACTTCCCCTCGAAAGAGGTGGAGGTCTGGCCGGACAACTTCGAGGCCTACGCGCTGTTCTGCAGCATGTCCACTCAGTGGCGCATCGGCATGGCCGGGCCCACGGGCCTGGACTACAACGTGCTCTACAGCAAGCTGGACCGCATGGACCTGGAGCCCGACCGCTACACCGAACTGGAATGCGACGTGGGCGTGATCGAGCGGGCCGCCCTGGAAGCGATCACGAGCAAGGACTGATCCGCTACGATGGCGCCTTCTTCAAGGAGGTGCTATGCGGGCAGCAGTTTTGGCGGGGTTGATCGTTGCAATGTCGGGGCAGTGCTTCGCCCAGGCCGCCCCCAAGGTGGACGAAAAGCGCCTGCGCACGGCCTTCGAAGAGAAGCTCAAAGATGCCGAGTCGGCGCGGTTTCGGGCGTTCAAGCAGGGCAATCTGGAGTCTGAGGGCTCTTGGCGAATTTGCGGGGAAGTCAACGCCAAGAACTCCTTCGGCGCATATGAAGGCTTCCAACCATTTTTAGGCCGGGGCTTCAAAGAATCGAGCGCCGCGCCCATTGAGTACCAGATTGCAGGGGTTGGCGAGGCCGCAGGCAATATCTGCGCACGCCATCACCTTCGGTAAGCGATCACACAAGCCACCTTCGGGTGGCCACTTCATTTCAAGGCCTCGCGGCTCACGTCGCGGGGCCTTTTTCTTTGGGCGCTCGAATGACAGAAGAACGCAAATCAAATCTGAAGTTCGGGATTGACGCGACCGCCGTCAAGCCAGGCCTGGAGGCCATGAAACGCGACGTGCGTGGCACGGCCGAGGACATTAAGGACGCGGCTGACGGTGCTTCAAAAAGCATTGCCGGCATCGGCGACGGCGGGCAGCAGGCCTCCCAGAAGGTGGAGGCAAGCGCGCGCTCGATGATCCGGGAGATCCAGCGCGTCACGGCCAGCGCCCAGGCAGGCGAGAAGGGCACAGCCTCCTACTACGCGGAACTGGCCAAGCAGCGCAACCTGGGCACCTCGCTGGACCCCTACATCGAGAAGCTGCGCCAGGCCGAAGCCGCCCAGCGCGCCGCCACCGGCGGCATGGGCAAGATGCAGGTATCGGCCGCGCAGACCGCTGCGGCGCTGCGTGGCGTGCCGGCGCAGTTCACCGACATCATCACCAGCCTGCAGGGCGGCCAGGCCCCGCTAACGGTGCTGCTGCAGCAGGGCGGCCAGCTCAAGGACATGTTCGGCGGCGCCGGCAACGCGGCCAAAGCGCTGGGCGGCTACGTGGTGGGCCTGATCAACCCCTTGACGGTCGTCGTCGCCGCTGTCGGCGCGCTGGGCTTTGCCGTGGCGTCTGCCGAGGGTGATGCCCGCAAGCTGTCCAGCATTGGAATTGCATTTCAGGCCACGGGCCGCGCCGCGCTTTTGTCGACCGAGGACATCAAGAGCCTGCGCCGCGAAATGTCACTGCTGCCCGGCGTGTCCAAGGACGCAGCTGGCACTGTCATCAACGAGTTCGCCCGCACCCGCGAAATCGGCGGGAGCATGCTCAAGGGCCTGGGGCGTGGTATCGCTGACTTTGCGGTGGCGCTGGGCCAGGACGTGCCCACGGCTGCCAAGACCCTGGCCAAGGCCTTTGCCGACCCGGCAAAGGGCGCCAAGGACCTGGACGATGCCCTGGGCTTCCTGACCAGCAACCAGCTGCTGGCTATCAATGCGATGGTGGAGGCTGGCGACAAGGCCGGCGCCCAAAAGCTGATGCTCGAAGCGTTGACCACTGCCACCAAAGGCCTGGCATCTGAGGGCACCAAACTGCAGCAGGCCACCACCGAGTTCGGTCGCGCCTGGACCGAGACCATGGGGCAGATGGACAGCCGTCCCCTGCAGCTGCTGGCCGACCGCTTCGCCGACGTGGTGACCGGCGCTGCAAAGCTGCTGGTGGAGATCCGCAAGCTGAAGGACGTGCGCCTGCCGCCGTGGCTGGAGCGCCAGTTCTATGGTGGTTTGAATGGCGCTTTGCTGGGTACGTCGTCCGAGGGGTTCGACCAGGGCGACCCGCGCGCGCCGCCGGCCCCTACGCCGGTCTCGCGCCCCGTCAACTGGAACGGCGGCAAAGGCCAGCGCCCGCTCGGTATGGGCGATCTGGACACGCCTACGACGATGTTCGGGCAGCAGACTGCCCCGGGCCCGCTGCGTATCGAATACACGCCCAAGGCCTCGCCCGTCACCCCCATGGGTGCCCCCACGCCTGCGCCTGCGCTCACCTCCAAGGAGCTGGACGACCAGGCCAAAACCCTCATTGAGATCAACAAGAACTACAAGTCCCAGAAGGGCCAGGTCGAGGACATCCGCAAGGAGATTGCCCTCACCTCCAAGACGCTGAAGCTGGTGGCCGCCGAAGACAAAGCCAACGGCGTGCAGAACAGCCCCCGCGCCGAGCGCCTGCAGGAGATTCTGGACGGCCAAAAGGAAAAGCTCGAATCGACGCTCAAGAAGGGCGGCGGCATGGCCGATGTGGCCAACGCCGCGGTGCAGGCCTTCAAGAACGCCGACAAGGAGATCCTGCGCGAGCGCAAGGCCTTCTTCGACGAGATGGACGCCATGGTCAAGGCCGGCAAAGTCGGCGAGATGGACGCGGCCGAGCGCTCGATGGAAATGGAGGACGTGCTCTACGCACAGCGCAAGGCCAATTTCGAGGCCGAGCTGGCCAACGCAAAGACGAAGAAGAATTCTGATACTGAGCAAGCGCGCATCAAAGGCCAGATGGATGCCGCCGAGACTGAGCACGAGGAAGCTATCAAGCGCCTGCGCCGCGAGAGCAGCGCAGCTGTCGCAAAAGCCACCGACGACCTGGAGCGCATGGTGGCGACCGAGGAAAAGGCCGCCCGCGCATCGACCGCCAAGCTCAAGGGCGCCCGCGACGAGAACAAGGAGATAGGCCTCACCGGCGAGGCCTTGGGCAAGGTGCGTCAGGCGCGCGTGGATGAGGCCGCGGCAGAGCTGGAGCGCCAGGCCGTCACGGCCCAAGGCATCGACCCCACGGGCCGATTGAGTGCCGCGCTGCGTCAGCAGGCCCAGGACCTGCGCGACCTGGCCAAGGAAAAGGGCTTCGGCGATTCAGCCCGCATGGTGGCCGACTACACCAAGGCGGTGAACGAGTCTGCTGCCGCCATCCAGTACGAAACCTCGGTCATGGGCCTGTCCTCGCGCGAGCGGGATGTGGCAATTGCCAAGTACAAGATCGAGATCGACCTGGCGCAGCGCCTGGCCAAGATCAAGGCGGACAACCCCGACAACCCGGGGGAGGCGGACCGGCTCAGCGCCGACGCTCGCGCGACCGCCAACAAGGACAAGGACAACGCCGAAAAGCGCATCCAGCTGGACGAGGTGAAGCAGACCGTCGAGCAGTACGGCGGCATCTTTCGGCAGGGCTTTGCCGACATGCTCAATAACGGCAAGGACGGGTGGAAGAGCTTCACGAAGTCGCTGGCAACTACGTTCAAAACCAGCGTGGCGGACGCCATCTACAAGCATTTCGCGCAGCCCCTGGTGGTCAATGTCGTTAGCGCATTGATGGGCATCGGCGGTGGCGGTGGGGGCGTTGGCGGGGCCTCAAGCGGCAGCCCACTCGGCAGCCTGTTCTCGCTGGGTAGTAGTGCCTACCAGGGTTACACCGGCCTGACCAGTGGCCAGGGTGTGCTGGGGAGCATTGGTAACGCCTTCGGCTTGGGCGGCGGCGGTGCTGGCCTCGCCGCGTCCAATGCCGCATCTGCAGCCAATGGCCTTAGCGCTCTGCAAGCGACCAACGTCGGATCGTTCGGGGGCGTGGGTTCCGGGGTTATCGGCCAGGGCGGCGCGTACACCGCCACTGGTGCGGGCGCGGGCGCGGGCAGCTTTGCTGCTGGTGGTATCGCTGCCCTCATCATGCTCGGCGTCATCAACGCCCTGGGCGGCATGCGCAGCGAGTCCATGGTGGGCTCGGGCTTGGCTGGCACGCTGGGCGGCAACAAGGCGCTGACGCCGTGGCAAGAGTGGCGCGAAGGCGGCACGCTGTTCGATGGCAGCAGCTTCGCCACGCACAACCCGCTGGAAGAACTCACCCAGCGCCGAGCCGAGCTGCAGCGCCTGCGCGACTCTGGTCAGGGTCAGTCGAACTATGCGATGGGCATCCAGGCCGTGGTGACTGACCTGGAAAAGACTACGAAGGGCCTGGCTGAGCAAACGGCTGTCTTCGACCGCGAGATCACCAAGGGCTACAAGAGCTACCGCGACAACGTGGTGAAGATGGCCGACTCGCTGAACCTCGGCGGCGATGCGGTCAAGGACTTTGCCTACACGCTCGGCGCGCAGGACCTGAACTTCCAAGGCCTGAACCCCGAGCAGATCCAGGCCAAGATCGCCGAGACGTTTGGCAAGGCCGGCACCGATATGGCGCAGCTGTTGCTGGGCAGTTGGAAGGATGTCACCGACACCATCGTCAACACCTGGTCTGACACCACCGACCCGCACAACGTCACGTTCACGACCGAGACGACGACCAACAAGCGCGAGGAGTATGTCCCCAGCGAGTTCGCAAAGGTGGGCGAGACAGCCATCCAGACGCTGACTCGCCTGGCCACCAGCTTCAACACGCTGAACGAGGCCTCGGACGCGCTGGGCTTCGGCATCCACAAGGGATCGCTGTCCCTGGCCAACTTTGCAGACAACTTCATCGAGGCCTTCGGTGGGCTTGAGCGCTTTTCCACGCAGACCAAATCGTTCCTGCAGAACTACTACACGGACGGCGAGCAAAAAGAAGCGGGATTGCGGGCTGCGGTGCGTGGTGCCGAGCGTATCGGCCTGAAAGGTGTAACGGTAGAGAACCTGAGCCAGGCAGGCAAAAGCGGCATTCGCGATGGTGTCAATTCGCTTGTCACCAATCCCGAGCTGTACGGCGATGCAATGGAGTGGGCCAACGGCATCGCATGGCTGTTCGATGACATCGACGACCAGGTGCCGGTGGTGCAGGAGCTGAGCACTGCGGTGGACCAGCTCACCGAGAGCTACAAGAACGCCGTCAAGAGCCTGACGGACGAGCGCAAGAACCTGCTTGTGGGCTTGAGTCGCGCCAAGGGCGACGAGGTGGGCGCGCGTGCGCTGGAGCGTCAGAACTACCTGGACAGCTTCGTAGACGACGCCGGCAACAAGCTGGACCCGGCGCGGCTGGCAGTCATCGCCACGATGTACGACGGCAACCTGGCCCTGAAGGACGAGGTGGACCTGCGCAAGCAGATGCTCGAACTCACGCAGTCCAACACCGACGCACTTGCCGCCCAGCGTGCCGCGCTGAGCGCCAGCAACCAGGCGCTGTTCGACAACGTGCAGGCACTCAAAACGCGCAAGTCCATAGACGAGGAGCTACCCGCGGTGCTGGACAAGTACCGCACGCGGCCACAGCGCCGCCAAGCGCAGTACGAGGAAGTGGCCAAGGGCCTAACGGATGCGGGTATCGGGGTGACTGCCACGCAACTGGCCAACGCCAGCAAGACCCAGTTCGCAGAGGCTGCGGTAGCGGTGTGGAACCTTGGCACCACGACCGACACGATGCGCCTGGCGATCACTCGCGCGGCCAGCGTGATGGCCGACATCAAGGACGCCGAGATCGACGAGGCCTTCGCCGCGCTGGAACGCGCTGTATCGGCGCAGCTGCAGACCGCTGAGAAGACCCGCGACGAGATCAAGGCGGTGTTTGAGCTGCTGGAATCGTCGGTGGACGACCTGTATGGCGAGGTAGAGAGCACCGCGAAGGCGGCGGCGCAGCAGGGGGTGGACTTCATCACGCAGGCCCTGTCTGCCGCGCAGAAGACGGGCTACCTGCCGGAAGTGAAGGAACTTTCCAAGGCCATCAGCGATGCCCGCAGCGGGTTCAACGCCACGCAGTACAGCAGCCAGTTCGAGCGCGACAAGGACCGCCTGGTGCTGGCCGGCAAGCTGTCGGACCTGGAGGACATCAGCGGCGAGCAGCTGACCGAGGCTGAGCGGCAGGTGAAGTCCCTAGAGGACATTGTCAAAAACGCCGAGGCGCAGATCAACGAGCTGCGCGGCATCAATAGCGGGGTGGTTTCGGTCAGCAAGGCCGTGCAGGACCTGGCAGACGCGATCAGCGGCAAGAACGCCGCTGCAACCACGCGACCCGCCAGCGTCATCGTCGGCAAAGGCGGTGCGCAGTTCGACAAGGTGACCGACGCCGGCACGACCAGTGCAGGTGTGCACTTCGACGCCTCGGACATGGCAGCAGCGGCGCAGGCAGTGATTGCGGCCAACCCTGGGGCTTCTGGAAAGAGCAGCGTGCTCGATGCGCTGGAGGGCAAGGGCTTCAGCATGCCCCAGTACAACGAGATGTTCGGCTTGCCTCCCGGCACGCTGGAGGCAGAAGCCAAAGCTCTCGGCCGGCCCATCTTCCACGATGGCACCACCTTCGTGCCAGAGACCGGCTATGCGCTGCTGCAGCGGGGCGAGGCGGTGTTCCCCACGGCCCACAACCCGTTTGTGAACGGGCGAGGCCTGGGCGACACCTCGCGCCTTGAGGTGCAGCTGGCGCGGCTGACTGCAGAGGTGCAGCGGCTGCAAGGCCTGCAGGAGGTGGGCAACACGCATGCAGAGGCCACGGCCGACCTGCTGGACAACGTGACCGAAGGCGGCAACGGCATCCGTGCCGAGATCATGAACAAGGTGGAGCTGGTGGCATGAACATCCTCATTCCCATTGAAATCACCGACGCCATGATCAAGGCTGGCACCAGCATTGCCGAGCCCGACACCGGGGAAACCGCGTGGGTTGCCAGCGCGGCCTACGTGCTCGGCGATGAGCGGCTGAGCGAGCACGCCATCTACGAGTGCGTGAAGGCCCACAACGGCAGCGCGGTACTGCCCCGGCTCGATGCGAAAAACTGGCTGCGCAAGCGGTCGAGCAATCGCTATGCCCCCTTCGACTACTACCTGTCCACGCGGGGCCAGGGCACGGGCAGCGTGACCTACGTGCTGCAGCCCGGGTTCTACCGGGCGGTGGACGTGCGCGGCATCGTCGGCGACCGGATCAAGATCACCGCCAAGGATGCCCCCGGGGGCGTGGTGATCAAGGAACTGGACACTGACCTTTTCGACCAGGCCCTGGGCTTGTTCGAGCTGCTGTTCATGCCGCTCACCAAGCGCTCTGACGCCTCGCTGCGAGATATCCCGATCAGCCCCACGGGGGAACTCACGGTCACCGTGTCGGGCGGGCCTGCGGCCATCGTGGGCATCGGCAAGCTGAGCGTGGGCATCTGGCAATCGCTGATCGGCGCGGACAAGTTCGGCGGGGTGGAGTCGGGCCCGCGCGCGCGGCCCAAGAGCTACACCTACCGCAAGTTCAACGACGACGGCACGTTCGAGCGCGTGCAGCGCGGCAGCGCCACCAACGTGGACTTCACGGTGATCCTGGAGAGCAGTGAGGCGCTGGCCGCCTCGGCCATCCTGATGCAGATCCTGGACACCCCCGTGGTGGTGGAAGCCAGCAAGCTGCCCAAGTTCGGGTGGCTCAACACCGTGGGCATCGTCACGGGCGACCTGCAGGCCACCAACCACGCGCTGACGCGCGCAAGCATTTCTGTAGAAGGGTTCATCTGATGGCAATCCAACCAGTCCCGGACGCACCGGCAACAGTCCCGTTTCCGGGCCTCAATGAAAAGGCCGCGGGCACCTACAACGCGCTGGCGTACGCATGGGGCAACCAGATGCCCACGTACGCGGTCGGCATCAAGGCACTGGGCGATAACGTCCTCAACAACGCCAACGAGACCAAGACCAATGCCGATATCGCAGTCGCGAAGGCGGGCGAGGGCGTGGCTGCGCGCGACGTGGCGGTGGCCGCTGCGATCACAGCGCTCACGGCTCCCGGCACGCTGGCCACCAGCACCACCAGCATGACCATTGCCCAGGGCGAACCGGCTTTCGTGATCGAGGCCGGCAAGAACTTGCGTGCGGGCATGTTCGTCACCATCGGCGCGCCCGGCGGCCAGGTGATGTACGGGCGCATCCAGTTCTACGACAACGCCACCGGCGAAATCGAGGTCTTTGTGTCCTACACCGAAGGCGCCGGCACCTATTCGCAGTGGACCGTGGCCGTCAGCGGCCCGCCGGCCCGCATTCCTCGCAACAAACTTTTCTACTACGGAGGTGCCTGATATGGCCCAAGGAAAGCTCTTCGGCCTGGACCTCGCGGCCGGCGCCATCACCACGCTCTACAACCCGGCAGGGGTTACCACCACGCTGACGCTCTCGCTGTGCAACCGCACTGCGGCCGCGGTGTCCGTGCGGGTGGCTCTGGCAGCCACAGCAACGCCCACGGCGGGGGAGTGGATCGAGTACGACGTGTACCTGCCCCCATCGGGTGTGATGGAGCGCTCGGCCATCGTCATCGGCTCCGGTCAGTTTCTGGTTGCTCGCGCGAGTGCTGCGGGCGTGTCTGCTGTTGGTTTTGGCTTTGAGGAGGCATAAGCATGGGACGCACTATTTCTTCGACCGTTGACGCGGTCGACCAGCCCCTGAATGTCACGGCGGCCGCAGCCATCGCGGCCGGCGATTTGGTGAAGGTCGACACAGGCGGCTGGATGCGCAAGGTGTCCGAGGCTTACCCAGTGGCGACGCAGAACTCGGCTTTGGGCGTCACCTCCCTGGTGGCCGCAAACAATCCGTCCGGTTCGGGCAACTGGGGAAACAACAACGGCACTGCTTTGTTTTCGCGGCACATCCTGCCGATGCCCAACGGCGAATTCCTGTATGCCTACTCTGGCAACGGCTCAGCCAACACCACAGGTATGAACCTGGGCTTCTTTGCCGCAACAGGTGTTCTCAAGTCCAGGATTGTTGTGTCGGCCGCTGCCAGCACCGGCCCCGTCCGGCTCACGCGCGCAGGAGCCAGCAACGTGGCAGTGCTCTGGAGTGAGAGCACCACACTGAACGTCGCCGTTTACAACGCGACCACCGGGGCGGTGGTCCTGGCCGCCACCGCCGTCGGCACTGTGGGGACTGCGGGCTTCGACTGGAACGCTGTCACATTGGCAAGCGGGGAGTTTGTTGTTGCTTACCCCGACGCCACCAACATGGTGTTCAAGCGCTACAACGCATCGGGTGTGCTGCAGGGCGCCATGACGACGGCGGAAGCCACGCAGACGCCGAACTATGTGGTTGTGTTGGCTCTCGCAGCGGGTGGCTTTATCGTTCGTTGGGCCAAGACCGCAGCCACCCAGGGTCAGCGCATGGCCCGGTTCAGCGCCACCGGCGTTTTGCAGGGTGCAGTGGTGCAGATCAGTAGCGGTGCCAACCTCTACGATGGTGTCAGCTTTTACAACGGGCGCGTGGAGGGCAAGCTCATTGAGGTCGCCAACGGCAACGTCATCACAACAGAGTCCACCAGCCTGACATCTCAGAGCTTCAAGGTGTACGACGCATCGCTGACACTGCTTACGACCGTGCCGATGGGCACTGTTACGTCCGGTCAGCAGGACGTAATTCAGATTGCTGCAAAGCAGGGCGGCGGCTTCTGGCTTGCCTGCTTGGCAACCAATCTTGTCCATGAGTACGACAACGCTGGTGCGCAGGTTCGCACCAGCCCAGGCAGTCAGGGCCTCAACTGCGTAGCGCTGATTGATCGCCCCGGCAACGGTCCTCTGTTCGTGTTTATGTCTTGGACCGCCAGCACCTCTGGAAATCTGCAAACCTGGGTGCATAACCCAGACCTCACCCGTGAATCGGCAACGGCTCTTTCCGTGTGGACAGGCGCTTCGTGGACGTTGGGCTGCGGCTGGTTTGAGATCCTGACGTCGGGCTTCCTGGTTGTGCTGGCTACCCAAGGCAGCACAGCCACGCACTCACAGACGTTGGGCCTCGCGGGGGCCGCCTCGGTGATGGGTGTGGCGCAGGAACCCGTGGCGCTGGGTGCCAGCGGCAAGGTGTCCACGGCGGGTAAGCTGTTGACCAACCAGAACCTGACCTCGCCTGCGTTCGACCGCCGCGCATCGGTGCCGCCTGGCACGAAGGGCGGCATCAGCGGCACGACGGCGATTCTGGCCGGCCTGGCGGGGTAAGCACCATGTGGACCTTGAAAGACTCCACAGGCGCCGTGGTGCTGTCGGGCACGCTGCCTTGCAGCTTTGTACCCGAGCTGCGCGGTTGGGTGACCGACAACCGGCTTTTGGGCGACCCGCACAGGGCGCTGACCTACGATGACTGGCCGGCAGAGATCGCTGTGGTGGTCGCTCAAATCGACAAGGACGTGGACGCTATCTACGGCCTGGCAATCGGCAACCGACAGGCCGAGTACGAGGAGGCCGAGCGCCAGGCAACGGCCTATGCGGAGGCGGGCTACACCGGGCCTGTGCCGCCGATGGTGCAGTGCTGGGCCGACCCCAAGGGCTGGACCGCAGAGCAGGCCGCCGACGAGATCCTGCAGCAGGCCGGGGTATGGCGCGGCGCTCAGCAGGCCATTCGCGCGCAGCGCCTGGCACTCAAGGAGCAAGCCCGCGCGGCGCAGTCGCCGGCCGCCCTGGCCGCCGTGCGCGCCGCGTGGGCCGGTTTCGTTGCCGTCGTGCGCGCCCAGCTCGGCGTGGGGGCTGGCTGATGCGCGCCGCCTTCTACAAGGTCGTGCGTCCTGGCGTGCAGGGCATCTACAGCCGCCTGGTGCGTTGGGTGGACCGTGGTCCCTACAGCCACTGCGAGCTGATCTTCTCGGACGGCATGGCCGGCTCGGCCTCGTGGATGGACGGGGGCGTGCGGCTCAAGCGCATTGACTTCGACCCGGCCAAGTGGGATTTCATCGAGATCCCCGACCACCTGGAGCCCGCGGCGCGCGCCTGGTTCGAGCAGCACAAGGGTGAAGGCTACGACCTGCTGGGCAACCTGCGGTTCGTGTTCTGGATGGTGCGCGAATCGGCCAAGGACTGGTTCTGCAATGAGGCACAGCTGGCCGCCCTGGGCTTCAGGGAGGCATGGCGACATGGGCCCAACGGCACCGCCGCGCTACTGCTCAGCATCTACCCCCAACCCGCCCAGGCGGGTTTTTTTACGCCCGATGAAAGCGAGCACCAATGATGAAGATCGAGACCATAGAGACGCTGGCCAATGTCGGCAGCAAAGCAACCGCCACGGGCGCCGTGGTGGGGGGCGTGGGCGCCTTCATCGCTTCCAACTTCGTGGGCCTGGTGGGCCTGTTCATCGCGCTGCTGGGCCTGCTGGTGAACGTGCACTATCGGCGCAAGGCGGACAAGCGGCACGCCCAGGCCGCGCTGCTGTACAAGGCTGACGCCGACGCACGGGCCCGCGAGCGCGAGCTGCGCATGGACTTGATGCGCGCGGGCGTGCCTGTGAGCCCCCCTTCCAGCGACCTGGCGCCACTGGGGGCCGACGATGACTGACCGCTCCAACGCCATCAAGGCCGGCGCGGGCCTGCTCGCCGCCGCAGCGCTGGCTACGGCCACCTTCCTGACCAACTGGGAGCCCGGCAAGGATCCGGGCCTCGTCTACGCCGACAAGCTGGCCAACGGCTTGCCCACCGTGTGCAAGGGCATCACCAAGCACGTGACCACCACGCCCGTGGTGGTGGGCGAGCGCTGGAGCCCCGAGAAGTGCCAGGCCGAGGAGTTGGCCGCAATAGGCAAGGTGCAGGCCGCGGTGCTGCGCTGCATGCGCCGGGAGCCCCCGCTATCGGTGCTGGCCATGGCCACCTCGCACGCCTGGAACAACGGGGCAGGCAACACCTGCGCCAGCCAGGCCATGGTCGCCTGGAACGCGGGCGACTGGGCCCTGGGCTGCCAGCGCTTGAGCGTGTCCGATGGCGGCAGCCTTGTGTGGAGCTATGTCCGCACGGGCCGCACGCTGCCCGATGGCAAGCCCGAGATGCGCTTCGTTCAGGGGCTGGCCAACCGGCGCGCCGCTGAGACCACTAACTGCCTGGAGGGCCTGCCGAAATGAGCCTCGAAATCCTGATCATTGCCGGCGCGCTGCATATCACGGCGCCGGCCACGCCTGCCCCCGAGCAGTACCTGGCCACGGCCTACGCCCTGCCGGGCCAGCAGCTGCAATGGCGCGGGCGCGACAACTGGGTAGCGCCCCATCTGTGTTTCGAGCGCTGCGGCACCCTGGCGGGCCAGCCGAACGTGCTGCTGGCCGGCGGGCTGAGCCTGCAGGACGCGGCGGACGTGCAGCTCACGGTGTGGCGCCTCGATGCCGGCCGCTGGGTGCAGGTGATGCACTGCGCGCAGTTCTTCGGCACGCCGTACTGCGGCCGTTGGGGCAACCCATGAACGCGGGCGCCGTCATCCTGCTGCTGAGCCTGGCGGCCAATGTCGCCCTGGGCTGGGCCTACCTGGGCCAGCGCGACGACCTGGCAAAAGCCACCGAGCAGCGCGACACCGCACGAGGCGATGCCCTGGCCTGCAGCGATGCAACCGAGGCGCTGCGCGAGCTGTCGGCCAAGCGGCAGGAGGCCGCCGCCCCGGCCCGCGCCGCCGCCGCCAAGGTCGCACTTACCCACCAGCAGCGCGCGGACCACACCCTGGGCCTGCAGCCGAGCAAGCCCGCCGACCTGTGCGCGAGCATGCAGGCGCTGGGCGACGAGTGGCTGCAGGGGAGGGCGCGGCCATGAGGGCCGCCGTCCTGCTGCTGGGCCTGCTGGCGCTGGTGGGCTGCGCGAGCCCCGCGCCCGCCGGCCGAACGCTGGTGCCCGTGCCGGTAGAGTGCCGCGAGCCCGTGCCCGACCGGCCCGCCATGCCGACCGAGCTGCTGCTGCCTGGCGCCTCGCCCTGGGTGCTGCTGCGCGCGGCGCTGGCCGAGATCGACCGCCGCGAGGGCTACGAGGTGCAGCTGCGCGCGGCGCTGTCGGTATGCGCGGCACCTATTCAGGGTGGCGCGCCTTGAGGTGTTGGAGCAGCGCCGTGGTGGACTCCTGATCGCTCAGGCTGTCGAGCACGAAAAAGGTGTCGGTGACAATTTCCTGCGTTGCATCGTCGACCACGCGCGCCCACAGCTTTTTGCGATACCGAACGTCCGCTTGCTGAGTCGGATCGACTGACGTGCTTGCAACGTCGATGTGCTCCACGTCCGCGCCGATAGCAACCTGCCGTCCGTCGTGAGCGCCGCCCACCAGGGTGGCAATGTATGGCTTCATGCCTTGACGTGCCGCCCGGCCTGGATGTCCGCGAGCAGCAGGTCATTCACGCGCGTCTGCCAGCCCGCCCCGGTCGCCTTGAAGGCCGCCAGCACCTCAGGGTCAAGGCGCAGCGTGGTGCTGACCTTGGCATCGGCCTTCACGCTCCCGCGCGGGCGCCCCGCCTTGCGCTTGGCGATCTGCTCGGGCGTGTGCACAGCGCCGAACTTGCCGGCTTGAAGGTCGGCCAGAGATTCGCGCAGGCCGGGGATGGCCTGGCCCGCGTCCGCCTCGGCGGCCCGGGCCATCGCCTCCAGGTCTGCCGTCTGCAGGTCCTTGTAGCTCTTGATGGTCATAGTCATTTCCTTTTCACTTCGCTGGGCAGGATGTTTGCCCGTTCTGCCTTCGTGTAAACCGCCAGCAGGGCCAGTTCACCGGCTTCCAGAATGGTGATGTAGATCACCCGTGCGCCGCCGCGCTTGCCGCGACCTGCCACCGTCCAACGCACCTTGCGCATGCCGTTGCCGCCGGGGATCACGTCGCCGGCTGTGGGGTTCGCAGCGATGTAGCTGATGAACTCCAGGCGTTCCTCTTCCGTCCACACGGAGGCTACTTGCTTCTGGAAGGGGATGGTTTCGATTACGGTGAGCATGGGTTTATTGTAGTAACGAAATATCCACCATGCAAGCGATATTCTGTAACTACGAAAAATAAATCACTGATCGTTTGAACAGTGGTGCACAATCGCTCCATGACCTGGGACCAAATCACTATCGCCGTGTTCGGCGCCCTCGCGGCCTGGCTGTCGCAGACGCGCACCGACCGTCTGCGCCGGTGGGCCTGCATCTTCGGCATGCTGGGACAGCCCGGGTGGTTCTATGCCGCGTGGACGGCCCAGCAATGGGGCATCCTGGTGCTGTGCGTCATCTACTGCGGGGCATGGATGCACGGGGTATGGATCCACTGGATTCGGCCCAGCCCCCATAAGGGGGACGGTGTGGGCACCGTGCAACTCGCGCCCGCCTCGAAATTGACGGATTGATCAATTCGTCAATTTGGATCCACTCCTGGCTGCTGCGGGCGGCGCTCCCCGTTGCTGCGCCGATACAGGCGGCCAAAAATCCGAAACAGCAAGCTGCCAGCGGGCACGTACACTCCGGTTTTACCGAGGGATGTTATGCACGATCTGAAGCTCACCTACTACACGAACCGCTGGCAATCCACGACCACCCTGAGGCTGGAGGCCACCGCCACCGGCTGGATATTCCAGGCGCCTGCGCATCGAGGGGAAACCAACAGCGAGGGGCACCCTCATTTGCTGGGAAATCTGAACCAGGACAACGTCAGCTTCCCCCACGGCATCGATGGACATCTCTCACACCTTTGGGATCTGATCAAAGCAGGGGAAATCGATCACGGCAGGGCGCAAGAGATGTTGAACGAACTGGGTCAGTGGATCAGCGACACAGAGCAGGCTCGTCCGCGCTGGCGGGGTTGGAACTGCTAAGGAGAGCAGACGATGGCCGACCGACATAGTGCACCCATGAACAGCGGCACGGTACGGGTCGAAGACTTTCGGGGCTCCTGGACGGTCCGAGATGGCTGGCTGAAGGTCACCTGTGAAACGCATGGGGTGCCACCGAAGGAGGCGAACGCAGGTGCCGCGCCTGCTGAATTGGCCGAGATCATGTTGCGCGAGATGCGGGACGATTGGAAGCGCACCAGGCCTTAAACGCGCCTTTTCGCACATGCTGCTGTCCCTGCACATCCTCAAGATCGAGCCCGGCCAATATCGCGCCCACGTCATCGACGGCCGGGAAGAACTGGGCACTTTCGACACCATCAGCATCAGCGCCGCCATCCGCGAGGCCGGCGGCCAGGCGCTGCCCGACCTGTCCGGCTACCACGTCTGGTATGAGCATGTTTGCGCCGGCACCTGCACGCCCAGCAATATGCGGATCGACCCCGAGGGCCTGGCACAGCGGCTGATGGCGCTGCACGGGCAGTTCAAGAGCTGATGGGTGAGAATGGCGTTTATGGCAAAGCGATCGGTCATCTACGTCTTCACCCGCGATGAAAACCACCCCGGCAGGGTGCCGGACCAGAATCAGCGACAGAAGCAGAGCATGACAGCGGCCGTCGGCATGCTGGTCAATTGGGCCGCAGTTGCTGGTCGGTCATGGCAGCCTGTGCACGAGCGGGAGGATTTGCTGATCGCTCAGTTGGGATATCAAGAGGGAGATGAGCAGGCAGTCGGGGACGACCTGAACGAGCGGTGTGATCGCCTGGGATTTTCGCGACAGACCCTCACCGATGCCCAGGCGGAAAAATACCGGAGCCCATAGTCGTCACACCAATATCCTCACCAATTCGAGCATGTTCCAGCATGCTGGAGCCTGTCCGGGAACGTAGCGTTCCCTGCTAGGACATGCTCCGGTATGCTGGCTCAGAGGTTCGAATCCCTCCGTTTCCGCCAAACATGAACCCCTAAGTGATTTATTGCTTAGGGGTTTTTTGTTTGGGGCCCGCAGCTCCCCGTTCTCACACCAATATCGCTCAGCCAGGCCCTCTGGAGGCCTGCCTATCGAGGCCGTTGACGGCTGCCGGGTTGCTCCCCCGGTCGGCGCTTGGGATCCACTTCGCATAGTCGCGCATCATCACCTGCACCGAGTGCCCGTGCTGCATTGCCACGTCCGGACATCCCACCTAGCTGCTGCTGGGCGAATTGTCCGAGGCCGACATTGCGGACCTGCAACTGACCGTGTGGCGTCGCGATGGGTGCAGGTGGTGCACTGCGCCCGCTGGTTCGATAGATGGCCGATCTGTGCGAGGTGGCGGCCATGAATCTGCGCCTTTACGTCTACGTATGCACCGTCCTGGCGGTGCCGCCCTGGCCAGCGCCGGCACTTGGCGCGTGCAGGAATGGCGGTGTGGACCAGCAAGACCACCGCCGAGCAGCTGCAGCGCGAGGAGGCCGCGCGCCTGGACGAGGCGGCCCGCCAGTCCGATGCGCTGCAGCAGCGCAAGTTTTCCGACCAGGCCGCCGGCGCTCACGCGCGCACGGTGGCCACCCTCAACGCACAACTGGGAGACGCCCGTGCACACGTCGCTACCTTGTCTGATCGCCAGTGCCTCGATGCTGGCACTGTCCGCCTGCTCAACGCTGCCGGCCGCGTGCCGGGTGGAGTCGGCCTACGAACCCCTGCCGGCCACCTTGCGGGTGCGGCCGCAGCCCCTGGCGGACCTGGTGCTGACGCCGGCGCCGGGGGGCGGCTACGCCTCCGAGCGCGACACCGCCGCCCACATCGCCATCTGCCGTGCCGGATACGCGGCCCTAGCCGACCAGGTCAATCAGATCCTGGACATCGAGGACAAGCGCCAGGGGGGGGGAAGTGATGGCCGGCGTTAGCACGCCTCGACAACCAGCGCCGGAAGTCCGCCCGATCTCACCGTGCGGCGAGGCGACTCAATAGGCGTCCAGGGAGAGGCACGGACTGTCCGCGCTCTGACATGTCAAGAATTTCTTTGTGAAATTTGAATTTCTATTTCTAATAGACAATTGAAGAATACTTAGGAGATGAGTCAATGGGCCTCGCCGAAACAAAGAACGCATTAGAGCAAATTTTGATAACGAGTGACGCTAAAGTGGTTGCGCTGTCAGGGAAGTGGGGGACTGGAAAGAGCTACATGTGGGATGAGATACGTCGAGAAGGTCAAGTTTCAGCGTTAAATGAAGCGGCGGATTCAAAAGCGAAGCGCAACACCCTGGATTTCAATGAACAAGGGTGGAGTGCTGCG